TACATTAAAAAACATCCACGTGCTTTAAAACTTGGCAGTGCAGACCCACAAGAAGTGCGAAAAGAATTGGCAGAAGAAACTGTCGGTATGATGAAGAACTCTGACGCATACAGGACAGAAGTTTTGAAACATTCATGGAACTTGTGCAGGGTCAACACGTTATGCAATCGTGCAGATATGGGGACAGGGATGACCGACAGAATTGCGTACATTCTTGAACATAAATAGGAGAACCATCGTGGGTCTTAAAATACGCCTTTACAAGCAGGACACAGAATTACTTAAACGAATAACCCAACAAAGACTTCTCAGTGACAAACTTAAAACATTGTCGAAAGAACGGTCTGTAACCTCTCAACAAAGACGTATAGAGCTGATTCAGAAAGCAAGCACAAGAACAAGAACTCGCGGACTTCTTGATGAAACTTCCCTGGTCCGTAGAATCGTGGTTGCTCCGAAATCTCAATGGAATTTCTTCAACTTGCTGTACCCAAACTTTATCCTGACAGATGACATAAAAAAGTACCGCCCATCTTTCAGCGGAATCATCTACACAGGAATCGTTACAGAGACAGTGATTGAAAGACTTGAGTTCATAAAAAATTACATTGTACTCACTGAAATGTTCGACATTGAAGACAAAGAAAACTTCGTTCTGAAAAGTCATATGGGTGAAGAGAAAGTCGTTAAATTCTTCAAAATAAGAGATTACATCACGTGGTTCTACCCAAAAGAAAATGAAAAGAAACGAAGCAGAATCGGATACTTCCAAAAAGAGTTCTCAGAACGGATGCCTGAATTTCTTAATCTAATGCTGAAAAGTCTTTTGCTCAAAAAAGGGCTGCCTACAAAGAAACAGATGAAAGACGTTAGTGTTTACCCACTATTCGTAAGAATCGGAGACCGTGACACAGAAGAATTCACAAAAACACTGTTTGAGGTGATGGACTCCATGGAAGCATGGAAAGTAGAGTCATCAATAATGACATTTCTAGGACGTGTTATGGACGGAGACGTTATGGGAAATTCAGGTGGATACGGGAAGCTCGTCAGACAAGCACAAACAACGTATGGTCACAGAGTAAAGAAAGCAGTTCTCAAATACGTACAATCAAAACAAGATGTCTTCTGGAAGCTATTGGAGCTTCACCGGTCACTGACAGAGTAGAAATCTTATGCTGCGTACATTCTCTGAAAAATACAACAACAGAAACTTTGTATGGGATACAGGTTCTGATGCCGTCCGTGAATACCTTGCGTATATATTGAACACACCAAAAGGTACAAGACCCTACTACCCGAATTTCGGAAGCAACCTGCACAAATTCAAATATGCACCGTTAAATCAGGTCACACTTCGAGAAATCCATGCTGAAATACGTAACTGCATTAACGCCATAGACGGCATGATTTTGCAAACGAGCGAATACACGGTTGACGTAAAGTCTCGCTCCATCTACTTCAAGTTTTACATGCTTGTTGATAAAGACATGATGACGGTATCGCTTCAATATGCAGGTGGTGTTGCTTCGTAAACATCATCACTAGAGAAGCGAAATTTGACTTGTACGAAAAAGTTACTGTATCACCCTAGTAAGTACACCTCTGAAACAAAAAATCGCGTAGAGAGCAAATTAAGCCCAACTTCTGAACAAGTTTCCTATTTGGTACTGACAACAAACCAAACAAACAATGAAAGATTTTTACGGACGAAGGTAATCATAAACTTTATAAATAGCATCAAGTACAGCCGTCTTATAAAGTTCGTAGTACAAATCTTTACCAACACGACCACGTGAATCATCACAAATGTCATCATAGGACGGCATGAGGTTATGCCTGACGTAATTACACATAATCCTCTTTTCAAACTCGGCATTCAGCTTTGAGTTTTCATCCACAGGTTCCCACTCGAAGTCGTCAAACATGGCAGCACAATGACCATGAAACTTGTTATAAGACTTAATTGCCAGATGCCTCAACTCTGTGTAAGAAAGTTCTTTTGGCGGTCGAATGCGGTTAATTCGTTCCATAACGGCATCTACTGTCTTCGCAACCTTTGTACCAACTGCCTTTTTTGCAGATCCCCTCCGTCTTTGTGCTTTCTCGAAAGCCTCTTTAAATTCACAGGTGTTTGACGCTCTTTCAACATCTTCAACATCATAAAGAGCCATCGGTGCGGCACATCTGTAATGAGGATTCTCTACCGTCTTTGCAGGAACGAGAAAACGCTTAATCAACGTATCTGTCCACCCATCTTTACGCAAAGTCACACGCGTTACATACTTCTTTTTTTGTTCAGTTACTTCTATTTCATTGGATGTTAGACGATTCATCACAGTTCTCCATATTTAATTCACAGGAACAAAAACCATCGGGTCAGACCGCACCGAAACACCCTATAATACCCCAAGGAACTTAAAAGAAAAGACTCAAGAGACTGTCCATTCGACGGATCATATCTTTCGACAATTTCAGGATTGTCTTTCAACAGAGTATCCATTGGAACATGTCCCATAGGAAAGTACCGCCTAACGGTCGGCTTGTACCAATAATAATTCTTTATAGTCTCGCCATCACGAATGAATCCAAGCTCTTTAAGACACTCCTCTGATTCAAAATCATTATCTGTGTGTGAAATCACATGTTTCGGAGAGTATTCAGAACAGAATGCGGAAAACAGTGCAGACGCACCACCATCAATACGATGTCTTGGAAGCGTGGCGAAACGGGAAAGAATCCAATGCTCAGTATCTTTGTCAGGAATAAATGACATGACGCTGAGAAGAACGCCTCCACGCTGCCTAAGACCGTAATACACAGAACCATGACCTTCCTGCTGTAAGTCTCCGGTCATGTAATTCTTCTCAACAAACGTGTGCCCCTCATCTGTACTCAATTTCTCAAGAGTCAGTTCAGAAACACCAAAGTGGTACAAAGAATCTGAAAACACATCCATGAGCATGTTTTTGGTACGTTCCTCATTGAACCACCAATCCACGTCATACAAGGAAATCAGACGTATACCCTGCTCTGCACACAAAGAGAACTTCTTGTAGTGATGCGTGTCGGAAACAGGAGAGCGTAGGTTTCCTTCTGAAGCGTGCCAGTAAGTTCCGTTGACTTCAACAGCAGTCTTTTTCTCTGGGCAGTAAATGTCAAGTTCCAGTTTGTATGTCGTCTCATATACAGTACTCTTTAAAGAAATAACAGATCTGTCATTGCGAAGTACATGGGTTCCAGAACATAACTTACCGATAAAGCTGAAAATGGAATCCTCCATTGGCGAGACAACTTTAGGAACACAGTCAGGGCAGTAGATACCTCCACTCCTGAACTCATGGTTTTCCATGTGGTACACCGTTGAAACCTGACGTTCGACAGGATTCCCACAGACTGAGCAAATGAAGACGGCACGGTCATTGGTTGACAATTCACGCTTTCTTGCTCGTTCGCGATCAGCCTCATAATAGAGAGATGCGATAAATTCTTCAGAATAAGCCTTCCGGTTGCGTGCAAAGTTCTGTCTTGCCCTGTCAGAGACATCTGCGGACAAACATCTAGGACACAAATTCCTGTACTGCACGGAGTAATCAGACTTCCATCTCAAGTTAAAAACACAGGAATACACCTCACCACAGAACTCACATACAAAATCTGCCTCGTGGTGTCTTAAAAGGGTGCCATCCAGTAAAGCTCTCCGAGACCCCTCTGTAAGAGATGTCAAAACAGCGTCAGGAATATCGGAAACACGATCAGATTTCAGCCTATCGCTGACATTTTTATGCATGACTTTCAAATGTTCAGTTTCCCATTTTGCGTAACACTCCTTGCACAGGCAAGGACGGACAGGTTCTCCGGTTTTCTTTGAGACGACATTGTAAACATTGCGCTCAAGAACGTTGTCGCAGTACTGACAACGGATTTTAACTTTGTGTTTGGACGACAAACGATTACTCTCAGCCAATTTCTTGTCCTGATCATCAACAAGACGGTCAACAAACCACTTCGGATAAGAAGTTCCTTTACGTGCCCATTTAGTTTCCATAAAATACTCCATGTAAAAGATAGCCACACCAGGTATCTATGTGGCTATCAACATAGATGAAAGTGACCACAATGTAAAGGGACAGTTTATGGCAAATATGAGAGCAATCAAAAATGTACTTGAACAGCTTAAAACGAAAAAACCAGAATTGCGGGAACCATTAGTGCCTATACGAGAATGGGTACAAGACCCTTACTATGTAGGAAAAGGTGGCGTGTTTACATGGAATGACGGGATTCCTACTGGTATATATCCGTACTACCAGGAATTGCTATGTGATCTGTTTGAGTATGAGAATAAATATGACATGGTGGTTATTTCTGGAGGTATCGGCGGTGGAAAAACGAGCTTCGGTCTGTATTGTTTCATCAGAAAACTTTACGAGCAGAGTGTTTACAACAACATACAGGGTCGCTATGGTCTCATGCCAACATCACCAATCGTGTTCCTCTATTTTTGTGCTGTGTCAAAGTTTATGGCAGTACGCCTTGGAACACAGCTTCGTGAAATTATCGACACCATACCATACTTCAAGGAAAAGTTCCCAAGAGATGAGCACATTAACTCAGAGCTGCGCTTCCCTAACAACGTGTCCGTAATTTTCGGGACTGGTGAAGGAGATATGATTGGGAACAATGTAATATCCAGTATCATCGACGAGGCTAACTTTAAGGGTGATGCCACAGGTGATGCAGGCTCACTTACAGAAATCCAGAAGATGCATCACTCAGTATTGTCACGACAGGCTTCACGTTTCTCGTTCAACGGAGTCAACTATGGAATGAATATCGTCATATCATCAGCCACAACAAGCAACTCTTATACGGAGCATCTATTTAAGGAGGCACAGACGAACCCTCGTGCTAAAGCTGTGAATGTGAGGACATGGGACGTGAAACCTTGGGCGCATAAGAAAGAGCGTTTCTATGTGTTCAGTGGAAGCGAGAAGTATGACCCGTTTATTATGGACAGCCCTGAAAAAATCGAAAGCCAGCTTAACATTCCTGTAAGTCACGGAAAGCCAATGGAAGAAATTGTAACCGAACTGCCACAAGAGATTCGTAGACTGGTTGATGCAGTTCCTATTGATCGTAAAGAGGAGTATGAACGGGATATCTACCTAGCTTTAAGAGATATATCAGGTATATCGGTTTATGCACAAGGCAAACTGTTCCAGGACAAACACGTGTTCAGCCAATGTATCGACAGTTCGTTACCGAAAATTTTCTCAAGAAACGAGTTCACAGTTGAAACGAACAACAACTCACCTACGAACTGCATTCAATACTATCTGGACAGACCTTTCCTCGACCCACAAAAACCACGCTACATCCACATCGACTTAGGCCTTACGAACGATGCCACAGGTATTTCGTGCTGTTACAAAGCAGGGGAAACCATAGCAGACGGTGTGCGTACACCAGTATTCGTCTATGACTTCTCTCTACGACTTGTACCGCCGCCACTACCAAGACGAATAAGCATTGCACGTGTCAATGAATTTATCCTCTATCTTTCACGCAAACTACACCTAGGCATGGTTTCGATGGACCAATTTCAAAGCTCGGCGAGCTTACAATTCTTTGAAGAGAACGGAATACCATGCAGATACCAATCAGTTGACAGAACGGACAAGGCGTACCTGTTCTTTGTGGACTGCATGTACCGCCAGATAGTCAAATTTCCTACGGACTTTGCAGAAGCAATCCAGCCTGAACTGTTCAATCTTGAATGGAATCGTTCAAAACACAAAGTTGACCATCCTGGAACGACACAGACAGGAGGTATGAAAGACAGGATGGATGCCGTTGTCGGTTCACTCTATAACGCATACGAATGTGGAGTAACAGAGTACAATCCTCAGGACATTCTGTCTTTGTCAATGCACAACCCGACAGAGACGATTACCTACCGTGACAACAGAACAAGTCAAAGTAATGGAGCTACGACTCCTGCAGAAGGATTTGTATCCGGATATGATGAACAGGATATTTTGAATATGCCACTCATGTATAAGCACACATCAGAAGACGAAATGGATGCTCTCTACGGAAGCACGATTGATTGGGATAGCGTGATTAACCGCGAAGACAATTAGTAACTAAAAGTCATTTAAAGTTTCGTGTGAAGCTGCACATCAAACCAAACGTATCGAAATTAAGATGCTTAGGTAAGTATCCAGAGAGGAAGTGAAAATGCCAGAAACCACACAAAAACCATTATCGTTCGAGGATGCAATTTTATCCAGTCCATTATCTGTTTACATAGGGCGCATAGTTTACATGCCTTCGTCATGGAAAGAAAACGGACTCGTGTACGTAGACATCAATGCAATCGATGGCGACGTAAAACAGCCAAAGTCAAGCGAATATAATGGCAAAGACATGGAACACGAACTGGAAAGCTATGGTTACAGACGAGCCATGCTTCCACGTGGACTCGTCATGGCAGCCAACCTATGGGAAAATCCACAAACGATTTACTACAAAGGATCATTCGCAGGGAACGGAAGCATCAGCATCTCAAACTATATGTTCGATCCACTGACAATGACGTGGATTACAACAGTATCCACAGCCTTGAATGCAATAGGTATTATCAATGTTCCGCCCATGTTCGTGTCCTTATCTGAAACTGGAATACCTGCGCCGGCAACATCAGTAGATGTCGGGCAAATCGTCGAAGAAGCGTTCTCGAATGCACTGTCAAGCATGACGAATCCACTTGAACCAGGAAGCAGTGACTCATTAATCCCATCACTGGACGCATCAGACATAATCGATAAAGTAAAGGATTCACTCCTAGGATCCCTTGCGATACCAGGAAGCAATGTTAAAACTCTTCTTTCTGAGGGTGTGAAGCTCGTATCTGGACTTCTTCCAAAACTAAAAGAAGCCTATGGGTTCGATGAGCTGATAAACAAACGAGATGTACTCCACGAAGCATTGACAGATGCAGAAGAACAAATCGTTCAGAAAATAACTGCTCTTCAAAAGACAGCAGAAGATCATTTAAAAAACCTTGCTACATCAGCAATAAGTGCTGCACAGAGCCAACTAAAAGAAATCATTATGAGCGTTGCATCGCCTATAGTAAACAAGGTAACAGCACTCTATAACGAAGTCTTAGGTAAAATACGTGACAAAATACGCAACGTAGTAGACAAAAAGATAAAGCCGCCACTAAAAAAGGTAAAGAAAAAACTGGAAAAGATAGTGTCACAGTCAATTTCACCAATCATCGCAAGACTTCCAATGCCAGCACGCTTCATGGCGTCAATAGTCGTGAAAAAAGTTCTGGAAAAGGTATGTGAGAAGGTTGTCGGTTTCGTAGTAAAAGCCGTAAAAGATGCACTAAAAAAATCATTCGATTATGGAAAAGACAAAATCATCGAATTACTGATGAAAGCATTTGAGCCACTGAAAGAAAAAATAATGCAGAGCTTTATAGGACAAACCGCTTACCAACTGACAAGCAAGACACAATGGTTTATGAACACTGATGCCGGTGATGTCGTAAAAGCACTTCCTGAAATGATTGTAGAACAATTCAAACAGATGGATGACGTGTACGAAACGATTGAAGAACGTATAACACCATCGACATCTGAGATGACAAACGTAAATTCACTCCTAAGCGAATTTCTAAAATCGGTATACGAAGGATGTGTGGAACGCGATAACCCATCAAGCGGTATAGAACTATGGGATGGAATACGAGGTAGACGTGTCAGCTTCTACGACATAAAAGATTCACCATATTTGAAAATGTCATCACCTGTGACCATACTCACTGAGAAAGCATATAATATAATACAGGAAAAATATGCGGCATTGATTCAGGAAAAACTGATCCCAATAATGTCTTATGCTGAGGCACTGAACAATCCAACATCAAAGCCATCGGAACTCATTTCCAAGACACTTGAAAAACTACCTAAAACACTGGTAATACAAAGTTCTGACAGAGATGAAATTTTAGGACGAATCCACGGAGCAACACTACAAGGTATCGAAGATTACACGAAGTACGCACGTTTCGTAGATGATGGTATCCTAAACTACATCTGTTCCCTTATCGGAATACAACCAGACAGCATAAAATATACGTACATAGACAAGTACAACATGATACTGCCGGAGATAGACATCTACAATGATTTCTTTCCTACCTACCCAACTGACGGATACACCGACCTTGACCTAGCAATTATGGGTCCTCTGATTGCCTACGTAAGATGTGGCTTCTGTGCATACATAAATGAAATGCTTGCGTCTCTGCATGTCCTCATTACAGGTGGCGTGTTATACGATCAACAAACAAACGGGTCATACATACCAAGGTCACTCACAGACATGTATGGAAATGATGTGTATTGCTATAAGCACACTAACTCAGGATATATCAGAATTGACAGCCAGACAGGTATAATATTCCAAGTGTGCCCGGCATTCGTTATTGACATACGTGAAATACAGGCTGAAAAGAAAAAGAACTCCGTAAAGACTACCCAAGAAACCGAACTTAAAGAAGTCTCTGTATTCAATGCACAAAATCTGGTGAGTGAAGAATACCTTGAGAAACATCCTGAAATGAAAGGAAATGTCATAACACTAAATGCAGAACAAGCAGAACTTCTTACAAATTGGTTTGTCTTCATATTTGACACGTCTAAGTACCCATACAAGAAACCGGCTGGAATACCATCAGGACGTTCGCAAGTAACGGTAAGCATCGGAGATGTGGATAAAGACCCAAACGGGCTAAAGTTCTCTTACGGTGGAACAGAGTTCACTATAAACATGCGGAAGTACGTTGAAATGGTGAATCCAATAATCATTCAGAAAAACAGCTTCTTCACAGTAAATGGATTACGGTACATATACCCTATGACAACGGGATATATGGACTTACCTATTGTGCTGTATGAAGTGAGCAGAGGTGACATTACCGATAAAAACGGTAATGTGGAAGAATTCACATTCTGGACTACCGTATATGAACCTGAACTTGACGATGACAACAATCCTGTCGTTGACGACTCTGGAAATCAAGTCTTCATTGAAAGAGATCAGCTAAACACTGTGACAAGCAAAGACGTAACTGTCACATGCGACCAAATACTCTGGTACGAAGACGAAAGTGCTTCTCCTATTGATGTATCAACATTCTTCTTCCTCACACAACCTATAAAGACAGAAGGAACAGATACAGGCATAGGAATCTTCACACGGACAACTGAATACGGAAGCCAGTTAGAAATAAGGTACAACAAAAAGAAAGACGGCAATGTAACATCCTACACTAAAGGCTTCAACAGAGAAGTACATACCATGGCCTGTAAGGAATTGATGTTTATTAGCATAAACCCGAAAAATGATAAAATACAAGATAGAGCACGGCTAAATAAAAACGCAGTGCCGAATAGCATACTTCCTATGCATGTCTATCGTGACAATATTTCAGCGATTGTCAAAAAAGAGAATGACGCAAATACAGAAACGGAATCAAACTCTTCAGACAGCTTTGAACAAACAATAGAGAATATGATAGAGGTAGCACAGGCAGTTTCGGAAACCACTAAAAATGTCATTTACAAGGCTTTTGATGTTGTTGACTTTGACGCCCTAAAGAATATAGAACCACTACTATCTGACGTAGAACAAAAAGTAATGGATAAGATGACATCGTTTATGGAAGATGCCAAAGCAGAGGTATCAGAGTTCGCATCAGAGTTCAACGATATCGTAAAAAACACAATGAGCGGTCTAGGAGAACTCGCAGGTGAAACAATCGACCTAAAATCATTAACAGAAAAGATAACGACGATGCTCGGTGCTGAGAAAGGTGTAAGGGAGGTAATATCAACACTGAACAAGCTCGGCGATGTAGCAACTAAAGTTAATGACAACTTTGAAGCTGCAAGTGGAACTTTAGATACATCACTTATAAGTGAACTTGGAGCAATGGTAGGACCATCTATGTCACTATCCAACAGCATCGGAGATTACGACATGTCTCTTACCGAAAAACCAAAGAGCCTAAAACCATACTGCCATGACACCGAGGATGATGTTCTTCTAAAAGTCGGCGACTTGGTATTACTAATGGCCATTGGAAATTCAACAGAACATCTTTACGTATTAGACATACCGTACAACAACCAAATCGTGTGACGATAAAAAGAGCGATGGATTTTATCCATCGCTCTTTAGACACGAACAACACAACCAGACATGTGAACTACCAACCTCTTTCTGTGCCTCGGTTTCAATTTTAGCGAGTTTCTACTCGATCACTTCACCGCTGCGCGAGGAGGCAAGTGCCTCAGCATAAAGACGGTCTTTCTCGGTGTTATAGGTGTTGTTGTAGATTTCTCTGCACGATTCTTTAACGGTTGGCATCTATGTTCGCCTCCAATATCTCTGCGATTTTTTTGCCCCAAGCATAAGCAAGCAGAGGAGGAACAGCATCGCCTATCTGCTCGTATTTGTCTTGTGTAGTGCGGTCAATGTGTGGAACAAGATAAGGACCACCACAAAAGTCATAAGAGTCTGGGAATGATTGCAATCTTGCACATTCACGAACCGTGAGAGCACGATTATGGTTCGGATGCACAAATTCATCCAGACAGTGACTTGTTACGGTCGGAGAAGGTTCTCCGCTAATCAAGCGGTAATTTCGCTTGATAAACATCTTCTTGGGCAAGATTCTCTCTGCCTGTAATGCCTCTCGCTCCTCGCCTGTGTATCGGTCGAAAAGGTCTTTCAAACTTTCGCCCTGTTTCAGCAGTTCGAATCGTTGCAAGGTACAGGCACGATGTTTCATAGGTTTGTGGTAAGTGATTTCTTTTACTTCGCCACGATTCCAGAAAGATGCATTTTTCATCAGCAAGGAGAAAGCGCTCTCTGTTCCAGTGTAGGTGGTGCCTTCTTCCTCTGTGTTTGGAATGACATTCGGCAAACCTGCAAATGCCTCTGCGACAGTTACCTCTTTGTTGCAAGTCGGAACAGGTGCAGACAGCAACCATTTCGGGTCTTTGCTTGCGAGGATAAAATATCTCTTTCTCCGTTGGGGAACACCGAACTGTGTGGCAGAGAGAACGACCTCAATGTAATTGCCGTAACCTGCCTCGGTCAATTCTCGTTTCAGTACATCAACAATCAATTCCTTAGAGGTTTTCTCCACGGTCTTGGTTGTGATGGCTGGCACATTCTCGAATAGAATCATTTTCGCATTTGCGATTTGAGCAATGCGAATTCCCTCACGGAATAAAAACTGTCTGTCATCGTAGAAAGAACGAGAGGTATTGCCCGCAGTAGAAAAGGTTTCGCACGGCATACCAGATGTAACAAGGTCAATCCCTTCTTTAGGAATAAAGGGCAGAATCTGCTCTGCAGTGACCTTGCGAATATCGGAATGAATGACATAAACTTCTGGATGGTTCGCAGAATAAGTCTCGCAACAACTCTTTATGTATTCAATGGCAACCTTGGTGTCAAATCCTGCGGCGTGCAAACCTGTGCAGATGCCACCTGGGCCAGCAAAGCAATCTATATGTGTTAGCATTGTGGCACACCTCCGTAGGTGTAGATACAAAAATTCATCATATATTATAGCATAAAGGGTCGAAAAAGCCATAGGATTTTGTAAAAAAGATATGACGAAATTTCGACATATCAAAAAAGCAGAGGCAACCCACTAAAGCAGGTTGGCTTGCGGCTCGCCTCTGTTAAATGCCTGAATTGCCATTATCGGAAATGTCCCGAAGACGGTCAAAATGTTCATTAAGAATTGACATGATTGCCAAGTCTTTCTTTGCAAGGTAATCCATGAGTTCAATCAACACCTTGGACAAGTACTTGATGTTCTCATCAGCCATAATCTCTTCATCTGTTCTCATAACGACATACTCCACAAATAGTTCTAAAACGACAAGATACCCTGTCGTTTTAGAAATATAACACAAAATATATTAAATACCTTTATCAGCACCATAGAACCGACACAGGACTTACTGAGGCGGATTCCAGTTTCCAGAACGTGTCGAAGAAAATCCCTGACTTGAGGACATTCTATGGATACCTGTGTTTCCATCTCTGTGAACACGTCTGTCAGTTATCACATACGGTGATAGTTCTTCTTGGTCAACAGTGTCGTTCACAGAAGATACAGGTCGTAATGAACGATTCGATTGAGCGCAAGTCTGAGGAACAGGATTCCTTATGGAATACGGACTTTCCTGTGCGTTAAAACGCTCCTGCGTACTTCGCATCTGATTCTGAACAACAGAAGTGTTATCATGCGGCACAGAGAAATCCGCGTCGAATTCTTCCTCGTTGTTGTTATACGGAAGCGTTGAAAGATCATTCAAATCCAAATTATCATCCTCATCAGATACAATCTTCTTAGCATCAGAGAACTTTACATTAACACGAGTATTCCCTTTCTTCAGATTCATCTCTGGCAGACGTAACTGTTCCCCACGTGCCCGAGCTTTCTCAGACACATGTGAAAGGATGTAAGCTACAGAGACGAGAACTGAACCTACTGCAAGAATCATGCGGACTTCGTTCGTAAGATGCGAGAAATCAAGTATAACACCGAATAGGATTCCCAGATAAACGATTACCAAAGTCCATGTAAAAGAAATTTTCGTAAAACGTGCCACCAACGGCATCACCACACTGAAAAGCACAAGGAAACCGATGATGAAAAAAAGCGTATGCGTTGCGTTCAACATGACACAATCCTCACAAAGGCCCCTAACTCATCTGACAGTGCTTAGATAGATTTTAAGTTACACAGGGACGAAACCATCCTCATCATTTTCGCCACCACCCTCTTCGTTTTCCTGTGTTTCAGGTTGAGGATTGTTGTAACCCAGGGCGTCAAGCAGGTCATCATTCTTGAACACCTTATGAAGAATGAAGTAAATCAGTTCACGTTTATTAACGCCATTCATGTATTCAGGGTCAATCTTTGCAACGATATCAAGTGCGGAATTCATACGTTCAACTTCCGCAGTAATCGCAGTCGCACGCTTTTCGTCCTCACCTGTAAGAATTGTAGGCATCTGAATTGAAAACTCAGGCGGCATAATGTCGTCAATAAGACATTTCCAGATAACGAGCTTCTTGATACCTTCACGCAGAATACGCTGCACACGTTTGACTTTTCGTGCATAACGAATATCAAGCTGCGTAAGTGTTGAATCATTCAGCCCACCGCCTGTTTCGTCGGCGAAGCCAAGAAATTGCGGAGGAACGCCTAAAGCTCCCATAAATGATTTCAAGATATTGTTCACATCCGTAAGCTGTCCAATCTCGGTTGGAGCAGAAACCTCGTTTACATTTACATTACCAACACCGTTTCTGACGGGAATATATACGTTTCCACCTGTTATCATCGGAGCATTTACAGAACTGAAAACACCCTGCGCGACATTAAGAGATTGTTTTGAGTTGATGGCCGTGCGTACCTCACGCATCATCCGGGCTGTATCCTGACTTGTTGCGTTACCGACCTCAACACTGAAAATACGATAAAAAGCACTTCTAGTAAGACGTGCAAGAATCAATAAGTCATCCAATAATTTCTTCTGTCTGAAAAGGTACTTTGCGGCCTCAAGGAAACTCGTACCATAACGGATGACAACACCGTCATCAGGGTCTCCTACTGACTGGTCTTGCCCACGGTCAGAAATGAAATGTATGTAAGATTTCTCTGGAAGAATCGCATCACTTTCTCCATACGTGTATACACCATCACCTTCTCGTATGGCATACCCAAGAGGTGCACCAAAACGAAACAGGTGAATACACTCAAGAGGATCAGCAATTGAAAAGAAATCACCAAGAGTAAAATTATCACGATACACGTCGTTCGTAAAATTCGTATTCAGAAAGCACTCTCCGAAAGCAACAATATTGAAAGCTATCGGGTAAATAAGGTCATTGATATTCACAGTATCTGCAAGCCACTGGGTCATCATGTCACCAAAATCAGGGTCATCCTGACATGTAACCCATGCCGCAAGATTCGTGTCATTATCGATGATACTTGAATCCTCTGCGATTAGCTCAACAGCTGCAATAACTGTTGCATCTGTAAGCATCTCCTTATAATCAGCAATCATTCCCTCTCTGTCAGTTGCATACGTGTGTATGTCACCTAGGATGGAACAATCTGTTCTTGAAATAAGGTCTTTCAGGAAATCGTCACGAGAATCTTGCGGGTCATCGACAACACGAACACGCCCACCAAACAGACTCTTCACCCACTGAATGAGACCACCGCTCTTTTTATCTACTACACCACCAGAGGACACAGATGGATGGACGCCCTGAGGATTCTCGTTGTCCGAATTAACTCTAGTTGTCTTTGGAACTGTGCGTCCTGCCATGAAAACCTCCAATGTTACGAAACGCAAACAAGATCATAGGTTTAGATTAAACGCACCATGTCACGGAAGATAGGGGTCGAGTATCTTTGGATTGCTTCTATACATAGAGACAAATTCATCAGTTACCCATGAGGGAAACACCCGTATCCCGTTAAACCCGCGACTGTATGTCTCACGCTCATGATGTTGATCACAAATATTCTTCATGTAAGACGACACAATAAACTTGAACGTCGTATCAACAACATCAAGACCAAGTTCTTCACAAACATCACGTGCAGTTCTAAACGATATCTTCTGATTCTGAACAGGTAGTGCATCACGAAGTTCAAGAACCATCTGTTCAAGCACAGATATCCTATCCATAACATGCTGCGGAACGTACATGCCGGTCTTACGTATGGCAGGAAGAACTTCAGAAGTCACCCACTTACGAAATGACTTTGCCTCTGGTTTATTTGAACGCATTATCAACGCGTACAAACCAGACTCTGAAATCATTGTCATGTCCTGACTGCCTCCAAGGGTGTCGGCTTTTCCTACACCCTTTTCATCAGCATCCAATCTCGACACAGCATCACGAGAGTTGGCAATACATAAACAATCACACACATCCTTAGCGACGAACCACGGAGCATCGTCTTTTACAATAACTCGAACCTTAAACGCATTGCTGTTGAAGTGTTTAACAAGACTGTTAGGTCTGTCCGTGTCTTGAAGATGAACACTTGACGACACACAAGAATCACTTTCGTCCTCATAATCAACGTGTTCACATTTCGGACTATTACATAACGACCCGTCAATAAACGAGGGTTCTGAACTTTCAATGTCTTCTTTAGAGTAAAGGCTACTCACAACTACGGTTTCAAACCAATCACGAAACAAACGACTTTGCTTAGATTTTGACTTCCTGCATAAAGTCCTGACACCATTAAGAGTCAAATAACTTCGACCACAAGGATGACCTGACAGAACTTTATCACACATAGGAACATGAGCAAGTGCCAAATCAAGCATCTTACGGCCTATACTGAAAACAACGCAAGCCGCATCGAATAAAGGACACTCGCCGTCAAAATCGACCGCAACATAAAACTCTTCATTCTCAAACTGCTGCACAATGAACCCCATGAATTACTTTATAACGAGACTGCATAAAGATTGATTGACACCCTTTCTAGTTTCACGCTTTTCGACATTTAACGTCAACACATCCGCTTCAAGAAAGTCATCAATCCATTCATCCGACCGTACCACGTAAAGTACATTTGCGTCTTCATCAGTAACAGAATACAGTCTAAAGTACTTACCATAAACATCTACGCCATCAGCCATGAATGAAACATGATAAGGAACAATCGTTACCTTTCCGCAAGGAGCAAACTCATAACGCTGATTTTTTGATTTCCTGTCTTTTTTCCGGCAACCAAAATGCTGACGAAACATAAAAGCAAGAACACACAAATCAGACTCTCGTACTGCGTGTTCGGTTCCAATGAACTTAGCCATCTCAACTAAGCGTGTCAGCAAGCGTTCCGCATTTCCATCTTTCGACAGACGTGAAATTAACGCATCGATTTCATTCAGGCATAACCTGGCTTTCTCCATACACACCTCTGATATCTCTGTGTCGATACTAACAGATCCTGTCTCTATCGCATTTTTCACATAAGAAACAGGGTGTGGCTTCCACGACATAAAAGCATAAGCCATGTAAAGGCATGTTTTTGAAAGCGGTAAAGAAACAGACGAAGACACAACAGAAGCAGACAAATTCTCGACCATCGACCAACTCAATGCACAAAGGTGAACTACCCACCGCCTAAAGGCAATGGACTCAAATCGAATATCTCACAAGGATTATGCCTGAATTCAACGAACAGTCCACATCGCTAGAAAAACCTAGTTTTGTTTCAATGACATCCACAGGCATAGGTTTCGATAGTTCCACGCAAATTAAAAAGCACGAACAGGCATTATCTGTTCGTGCTTTTTAATTTGCACTGTAAAGCGAAGCTAGAAATAGCTTCGCTTTGTGTTCTAAAGATTAATAAACCTTGACGATGGCAAACAAACGAGCACCGTTTTCGTTAAGGTTTACTGAATTTGCCCAATCAATGATTTGCGGGCAAGTACAGGTAAGCCGTTTACGGTCATTTTCTGAAATCGTCGCAACGGTGTTCACCGGATTAAGTGCAGGAAGCATTTCAGGGGCAGTTTCGCCAGAAATGTAAACAGGCGAGATTTCCACGATACAATCATCACTGAAACCCTTTGTGTTCAAACGATTGTCTGTAATTGTGATGTTTATGATTCCCATGTCTGCATCTTCTGACATTTCACAGTCAAAACATGCGGTACGACGTTTCGTTTCACCGTTAAGACCATCAGCATCAAGTATTTCAAGCATAGCCATGCAGATAGGAGCGCCTGAAATGTAGCTCGAATCACTGATGGTAAGAACGTTACGAGGATTACCATAAGAGGCATCCACAACGCTAAGAGCCAAGCCTGTATCTTTAGAATCACCCCATTCATAGAAATTCGTTGAAAGTTCATAACGTTTAACGCCATCATCAGGTTCCAAACCGGCACCGTCGCCGATGCTAAGTTTACCGTCACGGATGTCAACGCCATCAGAGCTGATACGTGTACCAGCTTTTGAATTATGAGTCAGTGTAGGATGCTGTGCGTTCCATGCGACAAGTTCTTCTTTGGCAAGATTGCGTTGTTCTGCAATTTCTGCCTCACGTTCTGCAAGGTTTTCTTCACTATGCATGTATTCTTCGGGGTCAACAAGTTTACCACCCTCTCCAATCATGCTGTCGGCGAGAGTTTGAATGTTTGTACCCAAAGCAATGTCATCGCCTTCATGGAAACCTAAAGACAGCAATGAAGCATTCAATGCGGCAAAGAATGTGTCATGGATTTCCGTTTCTGCGTCTTTCACTGTCCACACAAAGGCATCCAAACCATAACGTAAAGAATAACCCGTTTCGGGAAGCGGCATCTGAGCAAGCCAAGAAACAGCATCACCAGAGACGCTAGGTACGATGGTTTCTTCGTCAATGGCATACATCATTTCGCCATCAATGGTGATACCTACGACGTTACCCTTTGAAGAACCACCAGCGGTTTTAATCGTACCAAACAGGACATCACCCTCGCCATTACGCGGCAAAGCTCTCCATGTGGCGGCTTCTTCATCAAAAGTGACATCATAAAGATTGTCGTAAACGTAAATAACGTCTTCGCCGCCTTCACCCATTTCAATGGGATAAGATTCGCCAACTTCCGTGACGAACGTTCTAGTAACATCGCCGTCATCTTCTTTACCAGACTCAACAACCAGAGCGGCGTGTTGCATTTCGTATTCAACGGCTTCTACATCATCCCATGCTGTTTCACCTTCGGGCATCCATGCTTTTGTAGCATGAATATCCTGCTGAATATCAGTCTTGACGTATTTATAACCTTCTTCTCCGTCCGCAATGATAACGTCTGCTTTAATCGGAAGATTAGCTTGATCGATAACATTGCCGTCTTTGTCCAGAAGTTTAATATCACCCGTTGCTTGGTCAAACGCAATATGGAGACCGTCAAGACCGTTGATGTTTTTAAGGTCTTCAACTGTTGCGAAAGCATTGGGGTTGAAGGCAACGCTCTGGTAATTATTCACCGTAGTAATCGTGAACGAAGGATAGCAACCGTTGCCGATTTCAAAACCTTCTTTAAGGCTTGCAACAGCGATAACTTCTTCGACTTCTTCATCAAGGCGATACAGGACAAATGTTCTTGCTTCCGTTACTTCGGCTTCGTCTCCTGCTTCAAGATGACCGACAAGGCGACAATACCCAGAAGATTTGTGTTGGACAGTAACGTTAGAAGAAACCTTGTCACCGTTCTTAGCAAGAGGAAGGAATACGTTACCCTCTTCTAATGCTAAACCAGTGCCTTTGATGGCGTCAGCCATACTGACCGTACCATTCAAAGGAACGATACGCAAGGAATCAGAGTCAAGCATATCCTGACGGAAGTTACGAACAAGAACAGCGAAATCATCATAAGAAAAGTTACTCATAAAAAAGCTCCTAAACGCCCCTGAAAATACACAAGGTAAAGACAAAAACACCCTGTGCGAAACTCTGTGAATCTAAAACATATGTGAACTACCCACAGCCTAAAGGCGGTGGGCTTCAAGTTTCAACGAACAAGACTTAGCTTTCTTCTTAGTTGAATACTTGCCAGAGGTCTTATTCTCAGTTCGCATTGTATTCCTACGTTCCATAGGAATTGAAAACCTTGTACCACAACAACAAAATTACTCGCCTTACCAACGGGCTAAAGCCCTTGGGCTTTCGGCTCGCTTTTGGTAAAAACCACACCAACCCTAATGAAATCATGTACATGAAGCACACTACCGGAAAGAGTCAATGCTGAAATACGAAGCATGAAACGTAAATCAGATTAAATTGAACACCAAACCACAAACCCGCATAAGGTACGTGTTGAAACGCAAGACATGTCAGGAAGTGGATTAAGTCATTACGAATGATAATGACTGATGGAAGAGTAACCATCAAAGCACAGTCTAGTCGGGGGTATGCGTTCGATTATGTGAACTTGCCACGAATGAAACACCGTGGGTACTTTTTGAGAAAATTTCTCAAAAAGCAGGAGACAACCTCTATTAGTTATCTCTCACTATATTAGATAGAACGACCACTAAATTTTTACTGACCCACCAGGAAGTTTGGAATAAGGCACATGACACGGACGTTCTAAACATCTCCACAAAAAAGTCGATCAGTAATCCCACCGACTTTAGGTTATGGGAGTACTGCTCGCGTCATGTTGAACCCTACCGACTTTAGTCTATGGGTATCTGACAAGATTCATCATCCGAAATATAGCCCATGAAATGTTCGGACAACTCTTCAAGGTCATCAGCAAATGAACGCAGCTCAGAAATAAAATCCTGAATGCACTCCAAATCACAGTACTCAGGAGTATTTCCTCTCGCAAACTGAGACAAGGCTAAAAAAGTTCCGTTCTCCCCTTCCATCCTGTGCATGTTATTTAACAACGGAATGTCGCTCACGCGTTTTGAATAACGATTGTAAACGTCAAAAAGAAGTTTCAAATCATCTACATCCACGACAACCGAATGACGCTTATAACCACACAAAGCATGTTCCATCTTGGTTATGGAACCTATCGGACGTAATACGCGTCCATCGACAGCAAGAACGTCCAATGTGTTCGTAGCTTCGTTGAAAGACATAATCACAGGATAATCAATATCATCGAAAATGTCCAAACGGAGTCGTCCTCCACGAACATTAGACGCACTCCGTTTAAGGTTTTCAATAACGGACACATTCTCAGTCTTACGGATATAAACGCAACAAGAAAACGATGAGACACATCCATCAATGATTGCGGAGAATGTGTCTATATACTCCAAGTCGGAGTTCTTAAGTTCGTGATTGAACACGTACTCTTGTTTTGCATTATGTACGGTTGGAAAGTCATCAATAAGATGACTTTTGCGAAGTGAATCATTATGGTTTTTGGTGTAGGACTTGATGATGTTTTCAAATCTGTAGTTCATGTTTGCCTCCTTATGGCCTCATGTACGACGGACACCCTATCCGTCATACAAGTCATTTATACCACAAGAGACAGAACACAATCGAAGCAGCACCACAAAAAAAAAGGGATGCAGAACTGCATCCCTTTTTACCATAAACGTCAACTACGACTACATAACGAAATTTCCTTCAAGTGCTTTTGTGTCAATAGGTGCAGAAGGAATTGCGGGAGCTGAGGCCTGTACGTTCGACACCGTTCCACCGTTTAGGAACGAACGGTACTTGTCAATGTTAAACCTCACACCGACAGCATCAAACAACTCATTGACATGAGCCTTCAGCGTCTCAGACACCCATTTTTTAAATTCAGGAATCTGTTGATAGAGACATGCAGAAGAACCTGCCATGGATTCAAGACCGCCAGCGAATTGTCCCGTGGTCGGCGTAAGGATCCAATCACGCGTCATGATATCGCCATTCGCAAAACTGTCTGCCATGCGTTTGTTGTATGTCTGGAAGTGAACACTCCAAACGCAGATACGAAGATTTTTCAGGCCAATATCACTCACGATGGCACGGACAGGATCAGCAAGACCTTCATACGCCAAAACAGGGAACAGAATACGACGCGTCGTGTCCACATCAGGATTGCTTGCCATGTGTTTACAACACTCACCCTGGTCGCATAAAATCGTACCGAATCCTTTGAGATAGTGCTGCTGATATCCAAAACCACCGTCAGTCAGGAAAGCAATGCGTGTCTTACGTTGAGGATCAAGTTTGAGCTTGTTAATGGAAAATTCGTCAATGACAGAACCTGCGGGGATGTACGATGCAATCCCACCAAAGCCAATGCTGTCTGAACTGAGAAGTGATTTGACGTCGATCATAGTGTTTTCTGACATTTCTTTTCTCCAAACGAAAATTAAGTTTTGTGTACTTATACGTGAGTAACCAAAATCACGTACCCTGTCCAGAATACTGGAACTCGGACGACACTGTAACAAAAACCCGTGTGCCTCGATGTTTCTATGCGCATTCTCGAAACATCTCAGCGAACACAAGAGGGGTTATAGCATAAATTTAAATCTTTTGGAACAACAGCACCACGACGGTTGCGCTTTTTCTTTAAACACCCGTATGACCGAAACCTCCGGCTCCACGTTCAGTCTCTTTTTCCACATGACCCACATGAGAAAACTTAACGGTTTCATGTTTAATGACGACCATCTGTGCGATACGATCACCGATAGCAATGATAAACGGCGTTTGGCTCACATTGCACAGAATGACGCCGACCTCACCCGTGTAATCCGAGTCTACCGTTCCTGGGCTGTTCAGAACAAACACACCGTGCTTTGCTGCAAGACCACTGCGAGAACGAATTTCAACATGATAACCTTTCGGAATATCCATGCGTAATCCCGTCCGAATTACACGGTACTCACCAGGTAAAATCATCACGGCTTCAGCAGAACACAAATCAGCTCCTGCGGCTTCCTCTGTAGAATAAACAGGCAGCTTGGCTGTCTCAGTCATCAACTCGATTCCAATATCCATACAATCTCCGAAAAAGTAACACGTCCATAAAGTGGTCTAGAATGCGTTTCTCGCGATTTTTTATTTTACCCTCATACTTACTAGGGTAAGGTCGTAACTTTTTAGTACAGGGCAAATGTTGAGGCTCTGTGTTTAAAATATCACAGGGTTATTTGACATGGGATGGTCATCGTATCCCGGATACGTTTTATCTGTGTCCACAAGTTGCGTGCTTCCTGTTCGATTTCGTCTTTTGTTCTGTCCTTGTTCCAATCAAGTGTAATCACATGAGAGAAC